TTCACCCGCTGTCAGCCCTTCGTAATCAGCTTGATTGGCAATCGCGGCATCAGCGACCCCTAGAATATATAACTTTGTTAGTGCAGATGTAATAACACCCATTTTTCAATCTCCTATGTTGTATAATAAAAACGGACTTTTCAAACAGGGAAGCCCCGATGCACCACAGCCCAGCGGTAACATTTCAATGTGTGGTGCGTATCGCCAGAGTCATAGACCCCTGAAAGGTCAGCCCGTCCGAATCGCGGGAAGTATTCTGACGCACCACGCGACAGCTTACAGCATGACCATTTTCTAAATTAAGCGCGGCGTTGTGCATCGCACCATCCATGACACTAAGCACATCCAAAACCTCTTTTTGCCCACGGTATCGACTCCACACACTTAAATAAACAAAGCGCTCATCCTTACGGCTGGCAAGATAATCCGATGCCATAACTTCCACGCGATCAATACTCACATACGGCATAACCGTTTCTTGCGGCACGCTGTCATATACAATCACCGCACCAAGCGCAGAACTCAATTTCTGATAAACCGCTTTCTGTATAGCCACCGTCGGGATGCTCATAGGTTGCTCACATTCTTTAATTGCTTATTAATAGCCTTGCGTACCCGTTCGCGCGCCCATGCACTATTCACATCCCATGCGGGCTGCATAAAAGGCCGCGCTGGCTGCGCAGGTATATTCTTTGATGGGTTGCCTTTGGTGCCAAATTCCGCCCAATAACCTTTAAAAAACTGCAACAACTTATGCGCACTGACCCGCGACATACGCGTACTTCGGTTGGCAAATGCCGAACCCTTTGCGGTCTTTTGCACGATAGCAGCCTTAGCGCCCGGCCCCGCAACACCCGTTAAACCATCACGCCCTATCTTATATTCGATAGCGCGCTTTAAATCGCCTTCTCTTTCCGGCGCATTGCGCACCGCATCGGCAACAATCGCTTGCATGGTCTGTTCAATCGCTTGCGGTATGTCGCTTTGCACATGCTTTTCCATGCGTCGTAACTTGCGGCGCAAACTGCCAATATTTTGGAACCCTTTTGTGCGACTCATATCGCTGCACCTTCCGTAACATCCAGCGTCAAAAACCGCGACCGCATATCGGGGCTATACACGCTAGTGATGTTAAACATCACGCTGCCCCACGCAATCCGCATGTCGGTTTTAATATCTGTGCGATAACGCATGGTAATGCGATACATAACTTCTCCTTGCTGTTGGTTGGCTTGTGTGCGCTCGACACCGCGCAAAGGGGAGACTTTCGCCCAAACAGTATCAACATCATTCCACGTTACACCTCCGCCGCCCATGCCATCACTTGATCGCACTTCCTGCTGTATCGTGATACGCTCACGCAATTGGCCAACGGCGGGCATCAGTAATATGTCCGGTGCAGGTTAAGTAGGTGCTGGGCACCCATGGGTAATTCTTCGGCTTTCACATTGCCAACAATTACGGCCTCGCGGTTTTCAAACCAGTGGTTAACCATCAGCTTAATCGCTTGGCAAATCACTTCTGGTACCGCCGCGCCATCATCACCATATCCCACAGTAATATCCACCACCACACTGTCAGGCTGGTGCGTGCGCACCGTTGGCCACACCGCACCATAAACGGGTGTAATTTTGGGTGGCGTGACGGCACCATACAATTGATAACTGCTCGCATCTAAAGTCTGTAGCACACCCTCAGTATCGGTATATCGAATACGCGCGACCGACTGCACTGGTCGAACGGGCAATTCAATGGTAGCGGGAAAATACGGCAGGCGATATTCAATCGTTTGTGTAATCAATTTACGCCCTGTCACCCGCTCCGCATATTCACGCGCCGCAGTAATCAAACCACCAATCAACGCATCTTCTTCTGTGCCATCTACCTTTAAGTTCAGCTTGGCATCACTTAAAGTCACTGGCTCAACAGCAGGTGGCGAGGCAACCGTTAATGCATCCATCACTTCACATACCTTTGCTTTAAATGTTCCCACGCTTCACCGGATGCGATTTCTTCAGCAGTCCACTGGCAATAAGCCAAATCATTAGCCCATTGTTCTCGGTTGGGTTTCACTAGCGCGTCGCGCACATCGTGCGAGGTCATACTCCGCGCCATAGCGCCAACATCATAAGACACACACGGCACACCTGATAAAACAGCATCGATACCCACATTACTGTTCATCGTCACCACGAGCGCCGCGTGTGCTAAATCTTCAGCAAGTGGCTTAATATAACTGTTTTGCCCGGCCAGAACATAAGGGCGAGACGGGTGCGGCCTAAATCGTATTGGTAGGCCGGTTGCATCAGGTATCTCGCGCAACATGCGCTTGTACCACGCCCCAATATCAACATTTGCAAGGCTCATGTCACCAAGCACTTGACCAATTAGCAAGGCATAGTCGCCCGTGTGCTTCCAGTCTTTAATTTCAACGCCATGCTTGTTCCATCGGTCTGCTAGCATACGATGATTATAAAATTCACCGCGACCATTAAGCCCATTAAACGCTAAGCTTGTCATTTGAAAGCGATCACCAAAATACCCGCGCTCCATTACTAAGTAATCTTTACTAGCCTTTCGCTGCTGCTCAATGATAGCAGTGCGGCGTACACCCCATATAACCGCAAGTTCACAGGGCTGCGGCGCGGCTGAGGATACAATACGCGCCTTTTGCCCGTGACGCTCAAACCCTTGCTGCATATTCTTTGCCCAAGCCTGTTGATACTCAGTCATATTTGCAAAAATAACAATTTTCTTTGGTATCAACGGCTTACCGGTCAACGAGCTTACAACAGCTTTTTTAGTGGTTTGTAGGGAAAGCATTTCAACGCACTTCCTTTCGTACAGTTAAAGACCTCAACGCCCGTTAAATCTGGCGGAATCGTTTTAAATTTCGTTATCCATTGCGCATAATTACTTTGCACATTCATGCCTTTTGGGTGGTCGCCAAAGAAATGGCGACGCTCATCCACAATGCGCATATCAAAGCCAAGCAACATAATGCGCTTGGCACCCAGAAGAACAGCAAGGTTCAATGCCTGATAGCCACTATTACATCCTTGATGTAGCACTCCCCATTCACGGGATAGGCCGTCGTGTGGCAATCCCCTAAAATACTGCAAACCATATTTACGCGCCGCCGCATCCGACAAGGTTGCCTTTATACCGTTAAACTCTGGCACCCCGTGATGATGTTCCCACCAGCGCGTATCACATGCATATAAAACATCGGCATGCGGGCACAGTCGCCACGCATCGTTAATCGCTATGACGCGCGCTTTTTCCCGCGCGTACTGCGCTTCTTCTTTTGTGGCCGAGGGGCCACTGGCAATGATGCAGCAATCTCTTCCAGCCCATTGTCCGGCGTACAAGGCTTTTTTTCAGCCATGACCTTGTCCGACTCTGGCACAATCAGCCCGCGCTTAATAAGCTCTTTGGCTTCATAATCACCGTATTCGCGCACACTGCCACGCGTAACCATGCCATGACCAGTGCCATAAAATGGCTTGATCGCTTTTGCTTTAATCATATTTCCCCCATAGAAAAGGAGCCGCCCGTAAGCGGCTCCTTCAACATGCCGTCAGGCAGTTATGCAGTTATGCAGTTACAAAACCTAGATCACCTGAAACAAACGCTTCTGGACGATAAATCGCCAACGCAAGACGCAGCTCAGCACGAATCTTAATCATGTTTTTAATGAAATCGTCCTGATCTGATTCAGAAATATCGATAGTTGCATCCTGCTTATCAAAGATTTGTGCGGCCATACCGAACGAACCTGTCAGGAATGTATCAACCGCCATCGCTTGCGTTTCAATCACCGGCTTGCCCCATAGGGTTGGCTGTGTGCCAGCTTGTGGGTTGCCAATAATATAACGGCCATCTGAATCTTTGGTAGTTTCAATACGCGCCCAATCGGTTGGGTTTAGCACAAAGCCCGTTGACATATATTCCGCCAAGGTGGTTTGCAACATCGCCAAACGTAACGTATCAATTGCAGTCGAGTTTGTGACCGTTAATGCCGGAGAATACGCAGTGGCCTCTGTAACTAAGCCACTAATATTACCGCTGGTACCAGAGCCATTAAGAAGCTGGTTTTCCTCCACCAATTGCAACCCATAAAACAAACGGCCATCGATGTAGCTTTGAAGTTGCGGTGCATCGTCCAGAATCTGTTTTGAGGCATGAACCCAATGCGCGATGGTTTTTGCATTTTCGCTTACTAGATCAAGCTTCATTGTCGTTTCAGGTTTTGCACCACCCTCAGCGACAACCGCAGCATTGTTGGTAAATCCAGTCTCTTTAATATATTCAATCACACCAGAATTAGTTGTACCTGGAATAAGAAGATCACGAATTGTCATCCGACGTTCAGCACCTTGCACAATACCCGCTTGGCGATCAGGCGTTATTGCATCGCCCACAGAACCATTGGCATCTGTTGTCAAACTAGTTAAAGCATTTTTCACACCAACCACAACTTTACCATTTAGATTGCTGCTATTAACATTTTTCATCAATTCGCTGTTTGCTACCATTTGGCCGGCACTCATACGTGCGCCATTGTGCGCGCCCACACGCACACCATTCTGTTCTAGCTCAGTCAGCTGAGCTTCTAGTGCGGTATGTTTAATGAGAAGATCATCAACCGTATTCTTGGTTTTTTCTTGCATATCACCGAATTGTGTCGCATCCGCCAATGCTTTTTCTGCATTCGCTTTCAACTGGTCATTCACCGTGGAAAGCTGAGTGCTTACTTTGTTAATCATCGCCGCTGTGTCAGTGGCATCGTTTGAATTTGTCATAACTATTTTTCCTTATGGATTTAAATTTAATTGTAGGCTGGCATGTGCCATCCCTAAAAGGGCAACCGCTTCTTGTTCAGCAGCTGTAGTGGCAGCATCGCGCGTGCCAGCAGGTGCCGCATTCGCAGGCACCGGATTCGTAGCCGCATCACGCGGGCCACGTATTTCATTAATCACCGCCTCAGCTCCGCTTCGAGTGTAACCACTCGCTTGCAAAGCGCGGGTGGCAACCTTCATCGGGTTCACATTCTTTTCATCTTCCGAAGCTACTTTTTCAGGCTCAAGCAACCCATCAACAAACCCCAGTGCCAGTGCTTCTTCGCCTGTCATATAGGTGCCATCAAACACAATGCCGTCGCCTTGCATTAATTGGCGCAACTCTTCAATTGGTAAATTGGTCTTTTCTTCGTAAACCTTCGCAATGCGCTCACTTGTTTTTTCCAAGCGCGCGGCGACCTCAAGAAAGTCACGGCTGTTACCCCAGTGGTCTGTCCAAGCATCATGAACCATGAACAATCCATGCTTTGAAATCTTCACCTCATCGCCTGCAAGGGCAATCACGGACGCAATGGATGCGGCCATACTTAAAATACGCACTTCAATGTGGCCTTTGTGTTGGCGCAGCAGTTCAAAAATCGCAATGCCCTCTTCCACTTGACCACCGGGGCTATTAATATTCACAACAATGTCCGTATCTTCACCAAGATCACGCAACTTCTTGCTAATACGCACGGCGGTCACGCCGTCGCCCATCCAGTCCGAGCCAATATAATCTAAAATTGAAATAACATTATCTTGCTCATTCTCAGCCGCCACAATCGCCGGATTCCAGCCATCAACAATCTTGGCGGGCAAGTAATTCTTCACACGCGCTATTTTCTGTTTATGCATTTTCTTTCTCCGGTGTTTCTAAGTTTCCATCCTCACCAACAGGCGCGGTGTTAAGTGGCACCAATGGCTTGTCTAATCCTTCTTTGCGGTCTAATTCTTCCCACATGCGCGCTTCGTTGCGCGTCATCCAACCTGATGCAATGCCTTGTCGGTAAAAGTCTGAGCGCGCCTTCGTATCGGCGCGTAAAAGCTTATTAAGGTTAAACTTAATTTGGGTATTATGCCGCTCTTCAGGTCGCAATAAATACTTACTAAGCGCTTCTTCTATGTCTGTTAGCTGCGCTTCCAGTCCGGTTTTAAGCCATATCAAAATAATTGACTCAATCCCACTACCCCAGTTGGTCATACCATCTTGGCTGTGCCCAACCAAAATAGGTGGCACACCATACCAGCGGCATATTTCTTCTATGTTAAAACGCCGTGTTTCCAGCAGCTGCGCATCTTCGGGGTTTACCGATAGTTGGCGATACTTCATGCCGCCTTCCAAAATCATGGTGCGGCCAGAGTTTTTCACACCCATGAACGGTTCAAGAATATTCTTTTTTGCATCCTTGCGTTGCTCAGCATTCAAGATGCCATCCATCTCAAGCACACCATCGGCAGTCATGCCGTCAGAAAAGAAACGCCGCGCAGACTTATCAGCCGCAAGCGCGGCGCTAAAACATGGCGCGCCATGCTCAATCGGAGTCATGCCTTCTTCGCCATTAAAGCTAAAGCCACGAACAGGTAAAATATCTTTTTCCGGTATCAACTCACTTTGTCCGCGCTTGGTATAGCGATAAACCTTTGCACCATCATTGCCTCGGCTAACGTGCATGTGGTCACTGTCCAGTGGCTGTAAGGCAACAACACGTAGCCCGTCAGAACTGCGCACAATGCGGTTGTAACTATTACCCCATCGCAGAATACTTCCGGTCATGCCCTGCTTCCACTCCGCAGGCGTTTGATCTGCGTTTGGGCTATAGCGTAACAGTCGATGCACAGGATGATCTTCTGCAATTTCGCGGCCATTCTCTGTTTTTCTCACCACAGAGAGTGGCAAGGTGCCAACAGTGCGCGCGATCAAACGCAAGCAACCATTTGCCGCAGAAAGCTGCAAAGCAGTATGTTCGTTCACCGTCACACCACTAACGTCGCTGCGGCTAAACAGCGGCTGGCCGTTTGTGTCAGTGGGCGTAAAACTACGCACCATGCGTGTAAAGAACCCCATCAGCCGACGACCGGATTCGATAGAAATTCGCTCATGCCTGTTGCCTCTTCGGTTTGTGTGGCCAGCTTCATCGCCATAGCCAGCGCGACCACACCATCAATGCGGCCTGTTGATTTCTTCTTTGTAAATTTTCGGTTGCCTGCTGCGTCCTCTTCCAACACTGCCGAGGCGACGTTCCAGCGTAATACGGGGTTAAACTTCACTCGCAATCGCTTGTTCAAAATAGCTTCTTCCAAAGCATCCACTGCGCCCGCCATATCGCGGAAACCTTGCCCTGTTTCTTGCAGCGGCAAATAATCCAGCCCTGCCGCGCTCAATTCGTTCTTCAGCAAGTCAATGCGCCACCGATCATAGGCAATGCCAAGAAACTCGCTCTCGGCATGCATTTCACCTAGCTGCGGCACAATGTGGCTATAATCCACCGTAGAACTTGGTGTTGATCGCAAATAACCTTGCTCCCGCCATAAGCTATAACTTACACGGTCAATAT